GTCAGGCGGCGTGTTCGCCTTCCTTGAAGGCGCTGTCGGCGATCTGGCGCAGCAGGCCCGCGTAATGTTTCAGCGTGCCCACATGCCCCCAATTGATCTCGTCTGGGTGGGTTTCGAAGTGGTCGTCGCTCACAGCCTTCAGGCGCTCCAGCATGGTGTCGATCTCGGCCTTGGCGGCGATGAAGGCGTCGAGGGCCTTGTCGTTATTGCGGCGGCAGGTCATCGCGCAGCCCTCCCTCAGCGGCGGGCCGCGGCGAGGCCCGCGGCCTAGGCTTCTTCAAGGGCGGCGCGCATCGCCCAGACGGCGACCTCGTGGAAGTCGAGCCCGTCGCTGTTCTGGGGCTCGAGCGTCTCGACGCAGAAGTGGCTGCGCGCGATGTCGAGCATCAGCGCCTCGGGCGCGGTGGAGGTGAGTTTGGCGGTTGTGGTCATGGTCTGGTCTCCGATCCGGGGGTGAGTTCCTGATCCGAGAGTCGCTATTGCGGGAAGTATAATCAACGAAAACCGCACCCCGTTCCCGTTTATATTCAATGGCTTGATTAGGATACCCGCACCATGAAAGGCATGAGCGAACGCGAGTATGCGGCCCATTCCGGCCTCTCGCGCGGCGGGGTGCAGAAGGCGCGCAAGAACGGGCGGCTGGTGGTTTATGACGACGGGTCGATCAATGCCGCGGCCTCGGATGTGCGGCGGGCCGAGATGACGGATCCGGACCAGCAGCGTCGATCTTTGGGCGGAGACGCGGCGCCGGGCGGCCTTGGCGAAACCGCCTCCTACATCAAGGCGCGCACGGCGCTCACCGTCTACGCGGCGCAGGAGCGCCAGCTGGCCGTGCAGAAGAAGAAGGGCGCGCTGGTCGATCGGGCGCGGGCGGAAACGCTGGTGTTTCGCCTCGCGCGGCAGGAGCGCGACGCCTGGGTGACCTGGCCCGGACGGGTGGCCGCGCTGATGGCGGCGCAAATCATGGCGGAGGTGGAACGGCAATCCGGGGCATCGGTGACGATCGAGACCGCGATCATGCAAAGGGTGCTGGAAGCCCATGTCCGCGAACAGCTCGACGCCCTCGCCGACCTCCGGGTCTCGCTTGCATGATGAGGATGACGACAACGACCTGACCGAGGGTCTCGACCTCGGTTTCGACGGTGCCGAGGACCTGCTCCGGGTCTGGCGGCAGGCGATGCGGCCCGATCCGAACCTGACGGTGTCGGAATGGGCAGATCAGCATCGCTGGCTGTCGTCGCGTGGCGCGGCCGAGCCGGGGCGCTATCGCACCGCCCGCGCGCCATATCTGCGCGAGATCATGGATGCGCTGTCGCCCGGCCATCCCGCGCAGCGCATCACCTTCATGAAGGCCGCGCAGGTCGGGGCAACGGAAGCGGGCAACAACTGGATCGGCTTCGTCATCCACCATGCGCCGGGGCCGATGCTGGCAGTGCTGCCGAGCCTGGAACTGGCCAAGCGCACCTCGCGGGGCCGCCTTGATCCGCTGATCGCGGACAGCCCGGCGCTCCGCGAGCGAGTGAACCCGGCCCGGTCGCGCGATGCCGGTAATTCAATGCTGTCGAAGGAATTCCCCGGCGGCATCCTGGTGCTGACCGGCGCGAATTCGGCCACCGGCCTGCGGTCGATGCCCGCGCGCTATGTGTTTCTGGACGAGGTCGACGCCTATCCGGCCTCGGCCGACGAGGAAGGCGATCCGGTCACGCTGGCCGAGGCCCGGACCACCACCTTCTCGCACCGGCGCAAGGTGTTCATGGTCTCGACGCCCACGATCCGGGGGCTGAGCCGGATCGAGCGAGAGTTCGAGGCTTCCGACCAGCGTCGGTACTTCGTGCCCTGCCCGCATTGCGGAGCGATGCAGTGGCTGCAGTTCGACCGGCTGCGCTGGGCGAAGGGAAAGCCGGAAACCGCAGCCTATCACTGCGAGGGTTGCGAACGCCCCATTGCCGAGCACCACAAGACCGAGATGCTGGTCCGCGGGGAATGGCGGGCAACAGCAGTTTCCAAGGATCCGAAGGCCATCGGCTTCCACCTCTCGGCGCTCTATTCGCCGCTCGGGTGGAAAAGCTGGTCCGATGTCGCGCGGGAATGGCTGGCGGCCCAAGGGTCGGACGAGACGCTGCGGGCCGCGCGCAACACGCTTCTGGGCGAGACATGGGTCGAAAGCGGCGACGCGCCGGAATGGCAACGGCTGGCGGATCGGCGCGAGGCTTGGACGCCGGGCACCGTGCCAATTGCCGGGCTGTTCCTGACCGCCGGGGCCGACGTCCAAAGGGACCGGATCGAAGTCGATATCTGGGCCTGGGGCCGCGGCCTCGAGTCCTGGCTTGTCGATCACATCGTCATTCCGGGCGGCCCGGATGATCCGGCAGCCTGGGACAAGCTGACCGCCTTGCTCGGGCGGAGCTGGCAGCATGCCAACGGCGCCTTCATGACGGTAGCGCGCCTTGGCGTCGATACCGGCTACGAGGCCGCGGCGGTCTATGCTTGGTCGCGGAAGGTCGGCTTCGAACAGGTGGCACCCCTGAAGGGCCTCGAAGGGTTTAATCGGGCGACACCGGTCTCGGGCCCGACCTTCGTCGACGCCACCATCGGCGGCAAACGTCTGCGCCGCGGCGCGCGGCTCTGGTCTGTGGCCACGGCGACGTTCAAGGCGGAGACCTACCGCTTCCTGCGGATCGAACGGCCCTCGGACGAGGATCGCGCCACCGGAGTGCTCGACGCTCCTGGCACGATCCACCTGCCCGGCTGGGCCGACACAGAATGCCCTCGCGGTCGAAAGCGCCGCTGGGCAATGGGAAATCGTCCAGGCCGGAGCCGCCGAACTGATCGCCCCCGGCCGCTACCGCCTGACCCGTCTGCTGCGGGGCCAGCGCGGGACGGAGCATGCTATAGGCAATCCGGCCCCGGCCGGTGCGCGGGTTGTGGTGCTGGACACCGGGCTGGCATCGCTGCCCATCGCCGAGGCTGATCTCGGCCTACCGTGGAACTGGCGGGTCGGCCCGGCTGCGCGGGCGGTCAGTGACGCAAGCTATGCCGCGCAGGGCTTCACCCCCACTGGCCGGGGGCTCGTTCCCTTCGCGCCGGTCCATGTCGTAGAGCCGTGGCGGACGGCCCGCAGCCCGGGTGATCTGACGATCCGCTGGACCCGGCGATCCCGCGCGCTGGTCGCCGATGCCTGGGAACAGGTCGAGGTGCCGCTCGCCGAGGACCTGGAAAGCTACGATGTACAGTTCCTCGACGGGGCTGTCGTCAAGCGCACGCTGACCAGCACGACGACCTCAGTCCTCTACACCGCCGCCCAGCAGACCACAGACTGGGGTGCGCCGTTCGGGCCCGGCCAGACACTTGCGCTCCGCATCTACCAGCTCTCGAACCGTCTCGGCCGCGGCACGCCTGCGTCCGTCACTCTCCAGTTCTGACGGGAACCCCCATGTCCGACACCACGACCCATCTGGGCATGCCTTACCTTCTGGCCGCCCAAGCGCAAAAGCATGTCACCCACAACGAGGCGCTGCGCCTCCTTGACGCCATGGTGCAGCTCTCGGTCCTCGACCGTACGCGTACTGCGCCGCCCGCGAGCCCGGCCGATGGCGACCGACACCTTGTCGCCTCCGGCGCCACTGGCCTCTGGGCGGAATGGGACCTGAACGTGGCCTTCTGGGTCGACAGCGCATGGATCCGGCTGGTGCCGCGCCCCGGCTGGCTGGTGTGGGTCGCGGCCGAGGGGCTGTTTCTCGTCTGGACCGGCAGCGGCTGGGAGGTCGTGGGCGAGCCGCGCGACGTGTCGGACGCCGTGTTCAGCCTGGTGAACGATGCGGACCCGACGAAGAAGGCGACCTTCGCGCTGGCGGGGATCAGCGCCGGGACAACGCGCAGCTTCACGTTGCCCAACACCTCGTCCGAACTGGCGATCCTCGCAGGCACCCAGACCTTCACCGGCAACAAGACCTTCTCCGGCACGTTGACCGCCTCGAGCACGGTCACCATTTCGGCCGCCAGCGCCTCGATCGGTACGGCGACGACGACCGCCACCTACGGCATGGGCACCGGCGCCACGACCACGGGCGTAACCAAGACCGTGAACCTCGGGACCGGTGGGGCCTCCGGCTCGACCACGGTCGTGAACATCGGTTCGGCCACCGCCGGAGCGGGCGGCACAACGGTGGTCAACACGCCGACCGTTACCTTCGCCAATACCGTGACGCAGGTCGGCATGCCTCAGGCCAACCTGACCGCGCAGCTACTGGGCCTCGGCGGGGCCACGACCGACAGCTACAATCGGCTGTCGGTAAACACCCCAGCCGTCCTTCTGAACAACGCGGGTGCCGGGATCGAGGCGACGGTCAACAAGGCCGCGGCCGGGAACGACGCCGCCTTTGCCTTCAAGACCGGCTTCTCGGCCCGCGCGCTGATCGGGTTGCTCGGCAACGACGACTTCAGCTTCAAGGTCAGTCCGGACGGCTCGGCCTTCTTCGAGGCGATCCGGATCGATCGAACCAGCGGCCAGGTGGAACTGCCGCAGCCCACGGTCCTGCCCGGCCTCAGCGCTGCGCCGACCCCGCCGCCCTCAGGCAAGGCATCGGTCTACGCCCGCAACCGCGCCGGGGCACCGTGGATCGACGTCATGCGCCCCTCTGGGCGGGATTTTCCTCTGCAACCCCATTTCGGGGTGAACCGCATCGCGAACTGGTCTCCTTCGACCGGTACCACGATCACGACCGAAGGCCTGCCGATCACCTCGGTCGGCACCGTTTCGACGCCCACGCTGGCCGCAACGAACCTTGCGACCTCCATGCGGCGCTGGCGCCTGACCTCGGCGGCTGTCGTGGATTCGGTTGCCGACCAGCGTTCCGCAGGTTGGGCCTGCTGGCGCGGGAACGCGGCGGGCCTTGGTGGCTGGACCTTCGTGACGCGGATTTCGCTGACGACGCTGCAGGCAACCGGCATGGGCTTCTTCGGGCTTTACGGATCGACCGCAGCGCTGGCCACCACCCTGACGCTGGCCGCTGCCATCAACTGCATCGGAATCGGCTTTCAGCGCGGCACTCATGCCAACTGGCAGCTGGCCGCCAATGACGGGACCGGGGCACCGACCTTGACCGACCTAGGGGCCGCCTTCGCCATCGCGACCGGCGGCGTCGTGACCCTGTTCATCGCTGCGCCGCCGAACGGTTCGTCGGTGTGGGTCCGAGCTGTGAATGAGGTCACCGGCGCCATCTTCGAACAGGAAATCACCGTCGACCTGCCCGCCGCGACGCAATTCCTGTCGCCGCGGCTGTTCATGAACACCGGCGCGACAGCCGCTGCCGTCGCCTACGACTGCGCCGGGGTCTACCTGCAAACTGACTTCTGACCGACCGCAGCCCGCGGCAAAGAAAGGACCATCATGAACGACCAAACCACTCTTGCCGGGGAGGTCGCGCGGGCCTTTCGGGACCACGGGATCACCGCCGCGCTGACCGCCCTGATCGGTGGCACCATGGCCTTGATCGCGGCGATCACGCGCAAGGCCTTCACCAACGAGGCCCTGCTGGACCGGCTTGATCGCGAACTCATCACAGAACGCGACCGCACCGACAAGCAGCGCAGCGAAGATCGCAAGGTCGATGGCGACCGCCTCGATCGGATCGAGACCGACATCCGCTCGATGCGCGACATGCTGTTCGACGCCTTCCAGCGCGGCCGATCCGACTGATCTGTGGCCAATATCTACCCCGACCGACACCCGACCCGCCCCAGAGGCGGGTTTTTTCATCTGGAGGATCCACCATGCCGACCCTGACCTACCCCCATTGGCGCGATGTGCCCGCGAACACGTGGCGTTGGCCGAACTTCTCGGCCGCCGAGATCGCCTGCCGCGGCACCGGCGCGATCAAGATCAACACGGAAGCCATGGACAAACTGCAAGTCCTGCGCGACCGGCTGGGCAAGCCGCTGATCATCCGCTCCGCTTATCGCAGCCCGGAACACAATCGCGCCGTGGGCGGGGCCCCCGCCTCGAAGCACATGCAGAGGACCGCTTTCGACATCGCCATGGCGAACCACGATCCCGCGGCCTTCGAGGCGGCGGCGCGGGCAGTCGGCTTTCTCGGCTTCGGCTATTACCCCCGCTCCGGCTTCATGCACATCGACCTCGGGCCCGCCCGGTCCTGGGGCGATCCCTTCCCGGCGCGGCCCGTGCCCTTCGCCCCGGAACTGCCGCCCGCGCGCGAAGTCCTGTCGGAAAGCCGCACGCTGCGCGGTGGCGGCGCGGCGGGCGCCGCAACTGTCGGCGCGGCCGGGGTGGAGGTGCTGCAGGATGTCATCGCCGAGACCCAGTCCACCATCCAGCCTCTGGTGCCCTATCTCGACACCCTCCGCTGGGTGCTGATCGCCATCGCGCTGATCGGTATCGCCGTCACAATCCACGCGAGGCTCGATGACTGGAAACGGGGCCGGCGGTGATCGGCTGGCTCCTGACCAACGGCCCGGCGCGAAAGGCGCTGGGCCTGATCCTCACCGCCGCAGCGATCCTGCTGTTCCTGTTCAACTTGCGCCGTGTTGGCGAACGCGCGGGGCGCGCGGCCGAACGGCTTGATGCCCAAGAGAGAAACGATGCCATCCACCGCCAGATGCTCGACGCCGCCGCCCGCCGCCCTCCTGATCGCGATGCTCTTGCTAACCGGCTGCGCGATGGGCGGTTCTGACACCCGCGCGCCATGTCCGCCGGTGGTCGAGTACACCAGCGCTGAGCAGGCCCGGGCCGCCGATGAGGTGGGGGCCCTGCCGGAAGGGGCCGTGATCGTAAGGATGCTCAGCGACTACGCCGTGTTGCGCGATCAGGCTCGGGCGTGCCGTTGAAATCCGGGCCGGACGAAACCTGACACGAGGCAAGTGCCAAATGCCTCGACCACGGCGCATCGCCCGGCCCGTTTCATGTATTCACGCTGTCAACGAGCGGCAGGGATTCGTCGCAGGTCGATGATGGCAGGTGCGGCCATGCCTGTCCCGCATGGCGATGGGCACAATTGTGCACCCTCATGCATATGCGAGGTGCGTAGCGGGCTTCAG